AACTGAAGGAATTTATCCAGAGCACATGGTTTATCTTAAGTCTGCCGGCATCTGCGGTCAATCAGATAGAGTTGAAGTTATTAAAGACACTGTTGATATTGTAGATTATAAAACTAATAAGGAAATTAAAGTTGCAAGCTTTGTTAATTGGGAGGGTAAATCTCAAAAGATGGAAGGGCCTTTATCTCATGTTGATGATTGCAATTTTAACCATTATGCTCTACAGTTAAGTATTTATATGTATATTATATTGAAGCATAATCCAAGATACAAAGCTGGTAAAATGTTTTTACATCATGTAGTTTTTGAGAAAGAAAGTGAAGACAAGTTCGGTAATCCTATTCTTAAAAGAGATAGTAATGGTGAAGTAATTGTAAAAACTGTTATACCATATGAAGTACCTTATTTAAAAGCTGAAGTAATATCAATGATTAATTATTTACAAGACAATAGAAAATGAGTGACGAATATGAACACCAGTCGTACTGGACAACCTTAAACAAGAGACTTAATAAAGAACAAGAAGCTGTTTGCTCTGAACCTATATGCTTTCATGAAGATGAAAAAGGTAACTGCTTGATGAGTGTTAAATTTGTAATGATGGATCTAGGTAAAGTTAATCCACCTTTTTGTGAAACTATAAAAAATAAAAAATGATAAGACTATTTGATTTACAAAATGGCAAGGTCATTCCTACAGAGCACTGTTATACTATAGGATATCTTAAAGACATCATGGATGAATATCCTGAAGATTATTTATCAGTATATGCATTTCTTTTTTACATGACTTGTCCAAATGAGGACCTTAATCCTTACTTCAATATGAATGAAGGAGAGAAAGAAGAAATCATCATGAGGGATGTTCGCGGTAACTTTACTACAGAAGATCCTTTAGTTATTACAGCTTTAAGTAATATGCTATTAATGTTTACTACACCTACATCAAGAGCTTATACAGGTATAAAAATTGCATTAGATAATATGGGTGAAGTAATGGCTACAACTAAACCTACTTTTGGTAGAGATGGTTCAGCTACAGCCTTATTAAGAATTGCTGAAAAGTTTGACTCCGTACGACAATCTTACAAAGGAGTATACAAAGATTTACAAGATGAACAATCAACTAGAACAAGAGGTGGAGGCTCTTTAGCTTATGACATGTAATACAGAATTACAAGATTGGTTATTTCACTATAACCCTTACAAAAAAGAATGGTGTGCTTTTAAAAGAGACCAGCTTAATGATTATTTTAATGGTACTTTAAAACATGCTATTATTTCAAAAAATCACCGTATCTTAGTGTCAGCTATTACAAAAGCTAATGGTGATGAACAAAAAATAAAACTTTTAGTAAGACTTGCTCAATTAAATGGATAGTTTCTTTTTTACAGATATACCCACATGGGAAAATGGTGTTTGGACTACTACAAGTTTTAGTACTCAGGAAGACTTTGCTCTTTTCATTAAAACATTATTTTTAGAACCAGGTAAGTATGAGTTTGATGAAACTTCTTTTGTTTTTGCTAAAGAAGCTAAGAAATATCAGAAAGATGGATTCTATTGTGAGGCTGCTGTAAAAAGTAGAGATTACATTGAATATTGGGATGCCCAAAAAACTAGATGTAGAAAAGGAGCCTTTTACAAGAATAAAGGGAAGACGTGGTTCCTCACTAGGGAATACTACATGTGGTTGAACTTCCTACCGATTAATGACAAGGAGAAAAAGAAGTTTGATTTCCCTTCTGTAAGGGATGCTCAATATCACATGGCCTTGTATGAATTCTTGGCTGAGTTAAACTATATGCATTGTGCTATCTTGAAGAAACGTCAGATAGCCTCTTCATATTATCATGCCGCTAAACTGATCAATCTTATATGGTTTGAACAAACTCCTATTCTAAAGATTGGAGCTTCATTAAAAGGTTATGTTCTTGATACTTGGAAATTCTTAGCTGAATACAAAAACTTCTTGGATTTAAATACAGCCTGGTACCGTGATATGAATCCAGGAAAACCTTTGGATTGGATGCAGCAAATTGAAACAACCATTCAAGGAAGTAACAGAAAGACTATGGCTGGTTTAAAAGGAGTTCTAAAAGGAACATCTTTTGAGAAAGACCCAACAGCCGGTGTCGGTGGGCCTTGTACTTTCTTTTTCCATGAAGAGGGTGGGATTGCCCCGCATGCTGATAAAACTTTAGGTTATATGAAGCCTGCCTTAAAATCAGGTTTAATTACTACGGGTGTGTTTGCCATTGCTGGTTCTGTAGGTGATTTAAGTCAGTGTGATCCGTTAAGAAAAATGATCATTCACCCAGAGGCTAATGACATTTATCCGGTGGAGTCTAACCTACTTGATAGTAAGGGAACATTTGGTAAATCAGGATTGTTTATTCCTGAGCAATGGTCTATGCCGCCATGTGTTGATGAGTTTGGTAACTCTAAAGTTGAGGAAGCTTTAAAGATGCTAGATGCTTATTTCATTCAAAAGAAAAAAGATTTAAGTCCTGAAGATTACCAATTAGAATTGTCTCAGCATCCGCGTAACATTGAGGAGGCTTTTGCTACAAGAACTGTATCCTTATTTCCAAGTCACTTAGTGGCTGCTCAGAAGAGAAGAATTGAGGAGAAAGAATATATCACTGAATTTATTGACTTAAGTAAAAATGCTGATGGCAGCTTTAATGTAGACAAGAGTAATAAGATTCCTGTAATGGAATTCCCTGTAACCAAAGCAACTGAAGATAAAACAGGAGTTATTGTTATGCATGAGAAACCAATACCTGGTGCCGCCTGGGGAACTTACTATGCTTCTATTGACCCTGTTTCCCAAGGTAAAACTACTACTTCAGAATCTTTATGTTCTATTTACATTTATAAGATTCCTGTAGAAGTTACCAAGGATAATGGAATAGAAGTTACAACACATATTGAACAAGATAAGATTGTAGCTCACTGGTGTGGTCGTTTTGATGATATTAACAAAACACATGAAAGATTAGAGCACATGATTGAGTGGTATAATGCATGGACCTTAGTAGAGAGTAACGTGCCCGGCTTTATTACTCACATGATCAAGAAGAGAAAACAAAAGTATTTGGTTCCTAAAGAACAAATTACTTTTAGAAAAGACATTGAGTATGTTCAATCTAACTTCCAAGAATACGGATGGAGAAACACGGGTACTTTATTCAGAGCTCATATTCTTCCTTACTTAATCGATTATTGTAAAGAGGAGCTGGATACTCAAACTGATGATACAGGTAAGATTTACAAAACCATTTATGGAATTGAACGTATACCTGATATCATGGCTATGAAAGAGATGCAGGAGTACAGAGATGGACTCAATGTGGATAGGTTAATTGCTTTAGGAGCACTGATTGCTTTTGCTAAAGTTCAAGAAGCTAACCGTGGTATTAAGAAGAGATTTGAGAAAACAGAGAGAAAAAGCTTGGAAAAGTCAGAAAATTTGTATAAATTGAATAACAGTCCGTTTAGACATATGGGGAACACAGGAGGAAATTTTGGTCAAAAACCACCAAGAAATCCATTTAAAAATTTAAGATAAAAGATATGCAAGTATTAAATGCAATGCAATTAAAGAGTGGTAAAAAAGCCGATTATAATAGAATGGGCTCTATTACTCAGCCACTTCAATTTTTACCTAAAAGTGAGAAAGATCCTGAATGGAGTGCCTGGAATATGGACTGGTTAGAGTGGAATGGTCTTAAGCAATTAAGAAAAAATTCTAGAAGGTTAATGAAAAATTACAAATTAGCTAAAGGAACCATTGACAGAAATGACTATGTAAATGAGCCAGATAATGAGATGAGGGATATTGTGGATACATTAGCTCAAGAAGACTTTAGTGCTTTAGAGTTAAAGTTCTATCCAATAGTACCTAATGTTATTAATGTAATGGTATCCGAGTTTGCTAAACGTAATACTAAAATTACCTTTAATGCTGTTGATGATTATTCTTATAATGATCAATTAGAACAAAAAAGAATGCAAGTTCAGGATGTTTTATTCCAACAAGCTTCTCAAGATATTCTTGCTAAGATGTTGGATGCAGGTTTAGACCCGAATGATCCTGAAGTTCAACAACAATTACAACAACAAACTGCACCAGAGAACTTAAAAACTTTACCAGAAATTCAAGGATTTTTTGATAAAAGTTATAGAGGGATGTGTGAACAATGGGCTATTCATCAGCATAAAATTGATGAGGAAAGATTCAAGATGGATGAACTTGAAGAAAGAGCCTTCAAAGATATGCTTATTACAGACCGCGAGTTTTGGCATATGAAAATGAATGAGGATGACTATGATGTTGAATTATGGAATCCTGTAACTACTTTCTACCATAAATCCCCTGAAGTACGTTATGTATCTCAAGGTAACTGGGTAGGAAAAGTAGAGATGTTAACTATTTCCGATGTTATTGATAAATATGGTTACTTGATGACTCAAGAACAATTAGAATCTATTGAGGCTATTTATCCGGTAAGATCTGCAGGTTATCCGCTGCAAGGTTACCAAAATGATGGTTCTTATTATGATGCTACTAAATCTCATGATTGGAATACCAACATGCCTTCTTTAGCTTATAGACAATATATGTCCATGTATGTTAATGGTGGTGGAGTAATCGGTGATGGTGGTGGAGATATCATGCAATGGATTATGGGAGAGAATGAAGATTATGCTCCTATGGGTGCCGCTTTCTTATTGAGAGCTACCACAGCTTACTGGAAGTCTCAACGTAAGGTTGGGCATTTAGTTAAGATTACTGAAGAGGGTCAAACTATTACAGATATTGTAACTGAAGATTATAAGATTACAGACAAACCTTTGTATGATACAACTTTGCTTAAAAATAAAGGTAAGGATAATTTATTATTCGGAGAACATATTGATTGGATTTGGATTAATCAAGTTTGGGGTGGTGTTAAAATAGGACCTAATCAACCTTCTTTTTGGGGTATGAATAACCCAGGTGGTATTAACCCGATGTATTTAGGTATTGACCAAAATAGAATTGGGCCATTGAAATACCAATTAAAAGGTGATAAGACTCTCTACGGTTGTAAACTTCCTGTAGAAGGAGCTATCTTTAATGATAGAAATACCCGATCAACTTCTATGGTTGATTTAATGAAGCCTTTCCAAATTGGATATAATCTTGTCAACAACCAAATTGCTGATATCCTAGTAGACGAGTTAGGCACCGTGATCATGCTTGATCAGAATGCCTTACCTCAACACTCATTAGGAGAAGACTGGGGTAAGAATAACTTGGCCAAGGCTTATGTGGCAATGAAGAATTTCCAAATGCTTCCTTTAGATACTTCTATTGGTAACACGGAAAATCCTATTGCAAATCAAGCTTTCCAAGTAATGAACCTGGAGCAAACTCAAAGAATGCTTTCTAGGATTCAAATGGCTAACTATTTCAAGCAACAATGCTTTGAAGTAATTGGTATTACTCCTCAGAGATTAGGTCAACAAATTGGTCAAACAGATACAGCTACAGGAGTAGAACAAGCAATTGCAGGCTCTTATGCTCAAACTGAAACTTACTTTATTCAACACTGTGATCATTTGATGCCTCGTGTACATCAGATGAGAACTGATGTGGCTCAATATTACCAATCCAAAAAACCATCCGTTAGACTGCAGTATATGACTTCAGCTGATGAAAAGGTTAACTTTGAGATGAATGGTACAGATTTGTTATTAAGAGATATCAATGTGTTTGCTACAACTAAAGCCAACCAAAGAAATATCCTTGAACAAATGAAAAAATTAGCTGCTACTAATAATACAGCCGGTGCTTCCATTTATGATTTAGGTAACTTAATGCAGGCTGAATCTTTAGGTGAGCTTACTACTACTATGAAAGCCATAGAGAAGAAAGCCGATGCCAAAGAACAAGCTGAAAGAGAGTCTGCTGAAAACATGAAACAGCAAGAAATTGAAGCTGCTATTAAAGAGAAACAAATGCAGCTTGATCATGATATGTCTGAGGCTGAGAAAAACCGTAGAAAAGATATCCTTATTGCTGAAATTAAATCTGCAGGTTATGGAGCTATGCAAGATATTAATCAAAATAAACAATCAGATTATCTTGATGCATTAGGAGAAATCCAAAAGTCTGAACAATTTCAAGAAAGTATGAACCTTCAAACTAATAAAGAAGCTTCTCAAACAGCTAACAACCGCGAGAGAGCCCAAATAGAAAGAGAGAAAATGAATACTTCTATGAGAATGAAAGAGATGGATTTACAGATTGCCCGAGAAAATAAAAATAAATTTGATGCTAAATCTAAATCAGACAAAAAGAAGAAATAACCTTTAGCCATATACTGCAAAATATTTTTATGAAACTCTTAAAAAATTCCAAGTTTTAAAGTTTATATCTGTAAATTTGTGTATATTAATATAGTCAATTAAACCAACAAATATGACAAACGAAACAACAAATGTAAATGAGGCTGATATCAATATTGATGATTTGCTAGGTACTCCTGGAGCTGATAATATTGTAACTCCCTCAAACACAGAAACAGAAAAAAAACCTAATCTTTTCAGTAGAGAAGCTAAAGTAGATTTAACGTTCATTGACAAACCTGATGATAAACAAGATGCTTCCTCACAGCCGGCAGCTTCAACTGAAGGAGCTGACAATCAGGCTGGAACAGATAAAAAAACAGAGACTGTTACAAAAGACGAATTTGAAAACATCCTCAATTCAACAGAAGCTACTACAGAAACTGAAGAAGCTACTAAAAAATCTGGTAGAGCTGGTGGCTTAGTTGAATTAACTACCAAGTTAATTGAAAAAGGCTTATTAGTACCTTTCGAAGGAGAAGAAGATGTTTCTAAATACACTCTTAAAGATTTTGAAGATCTTTTTGAGATGAACAATAAACAGAAGGATGATAAAGCCAAAGAAGAAGTTTCAAATTCTTTCTTTAAAGGTTTACCTGAAGAACTACAAGTAGCTGCTCATTATGTAGCTAATGGTGGAACAGACCTTAAAAACCTTTTTCGTTCTTTAGCAGCTTCTGAAGAAATCAAAGCTTTAGATGTTACCGATGAAGATTCTCAAGAGCAAATTGTAAGAAGTTACATGCATGCTAAAAAAATAGGTACAGCTGAAGAAATTGAAGCTGAAATTGAAGATCTTCGCGATAGAGGAAAATTAGAAGCAAAAGCTTTACAATACAAGCCTAAATTAGATTTGATGCAAGAAGAAATTATTGCAAGACAAGTTCAAAATCAAGAGAAGATTCGAAAACAACAAATGGAACAAGCCCGTACTTACACGGACAATATCTACAAAGCTCTTGAACCTGGTGAATTAAATGGTTTAAAGCTTGATAAAAAAATCCAAAGTGAATTATACGGAGGATTAACCCAGGCAAATTATCCATCTATGTCTGGTCGTCCTACAAATCTTTTAGGACACTTATTAGAAAAATATCAGTATCAAGAACCTAATCATGCTTTGATTAGTGAAGCTTTATGGTTATTAAAAGACCCTGAAGGTTACCGATTAAAAGTTAGAGAATCTGCTAAAAAAGATTCAGATGCAGAAACTGCTAGAAAGTTAAAAACAGAACAAGCTAATAAAACGGCTTCTTCTACAGCAACCGATGAATCTGATAATAAAGGCAAGAAGTCATCAGGAGTACAAAGACCATCAGGAAATAATTTTTTCAAAAGATCATTTTAAAAAACAAATAAATATAAATATAAACTAAAAACCCAAAACAAACACAATGTCAACTCCAGTTTTAAACAACGGTATTTTCTTGCGTGACACAAACTACAATGCTAGTTCTCATGTAGATTCTTACCACTTAGTAAACATGCTTAAGGATGCAGAACCAATGGACATGGGACCAGTAGATATCTGGGCTATGTCTCAAAAAGTTGAAATGCCTTTATACCAATTATCATCTTTTGGTGGTAAGAATATTATCATGGTTGATAATGCTCGCGGTGAATACAAATGGCAAACTCCAGTATCTCAGGATTTACCATACATCATTGAAGATATTGAACCAAGCAACCTTAACAAAGGTGTTGATGGTACAACCTTCAAGATTAAAATCAACAAACGTGAATTTGGTCATGGTGATATCATCACTTATGATAAATACAATGGAGTTGAGATGTACATTACAGCTGATGATATCTTACCTATGGGAGATGGCTTCATCTACACTGTACAATTAGTGAACAATGATAACTACAAATATTTAGAGAATAAGTATTTAGTTCCTCAAACTAAGTTATTCCGTAAGGGTTCTGCTCGTGGAGAATACGGTGAAAGATTCTCTGATATCCAAACTAAAGCTGGCTTCCGTGAGTTCTATAACTTCGTAGGTGGAGCTGAAGCACATGTTCATTATTCAGTATCTTCTCGTGCTGACTTAATGTTAAAAGGGGGTATGAATGCAGATGGTACAGTTCCTGTAACTGAAATCTGGAGAAACTTTGACAAGAATGTAGATCCATCAATTTCTAAAATTGAGGATATTGCTTCTAAGATGGGTAAAGACTACTTAAAACGTGCTGTAGGAAATGGTACATTAACCCGTACTTTCTTAACATCAATGGAGTCTGCTCACTTAACTAAAATTGCTACTGACATTGAGACTTACTTAATGTGGGGTCATGGTGGTAGATTGAAGCAAGATGGTCCGGATGATATGCGTTTATCAGTGGGTCTTTGGAAACAATTAGATAACTCTTACAAACGTGTATACAACAAATCTAGCTTCTCTTTAGAATTGTTCCGTTCTGAGTTATATAACTTCTATGCTGGTCGTGTAGAGTTCCAAGGTCCAGATCCTAAGAGACAATTAATTGTTCAAACAGGTATGGGTGGTATGAGATTAGTAAACGAGGCTATCAAGCGTGAAGCTGTTAACTCTGGTTTAGTAATCCAAGCTGCAAGCAACAACGGTATCGGAGCTATCTCTGGTCAAGGTATGGACTTAAACTTTGGATTTGCTTTCACATCTTATGTGATTCCTTTCTTAGCAAATGTGAAGTTTGTATTAAATCCAGCATTTGATAACTTACATACAAATGATATCGAGAACCCAATCATTGATGGTAACCCATTAAGTTCTTACTCATTTGTTATCTTTGATATCACTGATACAGGAAATGATAACATCTTCATGTTGAAATTATCTTGGGATAATCAATTGAAATGGTGGTACCAAAACGGTACTATGGATTATATGGGAAGAACTCAAGGGTTTCAATCATCTGGTCAATTCAATGGTTACCGTGTGATGATGTCACAAACAATGCCTGCAATCTGGGTTAAGGATCCAACAAAGGTGTTGAAAATAGTGATGAGAAATCCTATAACCGGCGGCAGTTTCTAGTGATACCAAGGGTTTCAGAGCTTTTAACTAATGTTAATAAGTATTCCTGACAACTGGGTAATGTTCTTTGAAATAACAAATGAGTTTTGTAGATTTGTAGAATGAAAAAACTACAATCTACAGACTCAAGAGTTATAGAAGCTATAAAGCTCTATGATTCAGGAAGGGCTATAAAGCCTATTTGCAAATTACTTAAGATGGATGATCGAACCTTAAGAACATTCCTTTTAAAAGAAAATGTACTTAGAACACGATCAAAAGCTATACAGCAATCTAAGTTACAAGGATCTATTAATCATAATATTTTTGATGACTTAACACCAGAAGCTTTATATTGGATAGGCTTTTTGTATGCAGATGGTCATATAGAAAAAGATAGACCTAGAATATCTGTAACTTTATCTTCTATAGATCATGAACATTTAGTTAAATTGAGTAAGTTCTTTGGTGATAATATTACTATAAGAGTACTTGGTACAGGACATCATAGAGTAGCTTTTAGTTCTATTTCTATTTATGAGAAGCTGATAACTATGGGCTTTTCTAATAGAAAAACATATGCAATTATTCCACATATCACTTTAAAAACATCAAGAGATTTTTGGAGAGGGGTTGTAGATGGTGATGGTTGGATATGTAATAAAAAGCAAACAGCTCTGGGTTTGTGTGGTCATATAAATACAATACAAGCTTTTTTAAAATATGTAAATGATTCAGGTATATCTACAAAAGCTCAAGCTCATAAAGTAAAAAAAAGACAAAATCTATGGACCGTAGATTTACATGCAAATAAGGATAAAGCTGTTGCTGAGTTACTATACAAAGACTCAACAGTTTATCTCGAAAGAAAATATCAGAAGTACCAAGAAATAATAAATACATAACAACAACTTCTTCACAAGTTGAAATAGGCGAGGGATTCAACATCCTGGTGAAGATCTAAATATTAACTATAAAAACTAAAAACAGCTGATAAATCTAATGTTGCAACAAATGGACTGTTAACAGAAACTGTTCTTGCTATGAAGATTTATTTCTAAATAAATATTACCTTTACAATATAAACCAACAAAAAACCAACAACATGAGTATTTCAATTGTATCACTAGCTGAAACAGCTAAATCTGGTAGTATATCTATCAAACCGTTCTTTGACCCAACTAAAACTAATCTTGGCCTTGAGAAATACGGCATGGCTTTGTTTGATGGTATTTTTCATGAAGAGCAATTAGCTTGTATTGAAAGAAATGGTATCCAAAGATATCTTACCGGATTAAACGAGTATGCTCCTGAAATCAAAGCTATTGCTGATGAAACTGTAAAAGAAGCTAAGATTAAAGAAATCAGAAAAGTAGTATCTGAACTTGAGAGAGATTTAGCAGCTAATTATATTAAAGTTGATGATCCTGATTTCTGGTCTAAAGTAGTATTACTTAAACCAGATAATCATGAGTTTTGGAGTAAGATAACAATCCGTTGTGGAAACGAGCCTGTTTATCTTGATCCTGTAAAAGACCCACATGATTTAATCAAACTTTATGCAATTGAAGCTGGTGGATTTTCTATTATCGGTAAGAGTTTTGAAGAAGCTAGAAGCCGTTCAGTAGCTCCTAAGTTTTACTTAGATAAATTTGTTGAAACTGTTTCTACAAAAACTGAAGTAAGTAAATTAAGAAATAAAGCTATTTCTGAACTTACCAAGTTATTTGATAAGAACCAAAACAAGTTATTGTATGTAGCTAAAATTTGTGATGGTAATAGTGTTCAGTACAAAAAATCTACTCCTAATGATGTTGTTTATGATAACATGGATAAATTCATTAGAGGTGAAGGTGTTGAACCAAACATCAAACGAGCTGCTCAAACTTTCATAGATGCTGCAGCTTTAGATATGGAAACTTTAAAAATAAGAGCAATTGTAAAAGATTCTACTTATTACAAGTTTATCATACCTAAATCTGATGGTTTTATTTACCATACTGAATCTAATTCTATGATGGGTCGTAATGCTGCTGATTGTATTGAATACTTAAAGAATCCTTTACAAGATGCAATCTTGTTGGATTTAACTAAGAAATTAGAAAAACACTGGAATTTATAAACATTAAAAACTAATATTATGGCTGGCCAAATGAAAACCGCAAATAAATGTCCTGAAGTAGTAACATCTCCTACCAGATATACTGGTGGAAAAAATGCTAATGTTACTGTAGTTACTAATCCTACCCGTTACAATGGTGGCTTAAACAAAGCTGCATGTGATGTACCTAATGGTAAATTAAAGAAATAATCATGGCAAAAGTAAAAACAAATGCTCCAGCAAAGGTATCTAAAAAGGCTTCTGTAAAATTTACAGGACCTCAAAGCAAGGCTATTCTTTCTACAGACTCAAAGATTTTGGGTGTGTACGGTAAGACAGTTGAGGGTTCTCCTAACAGAAAACAACCTCGCGTGGAAGTACAACAAGTTTTTAAAACAAAACCATTTAACTTTGGATAATGCTTAATTCAGCTATTCTCATAAAAGTGAAACAACGCTTAAACAAGCTGGCCTCAAATGATTACGATAACATTGAGTCATGGCAAATTGTTGAGGCTTTTAATAAAGGACAGGTTGACTGGTGCCGCAGAAACTTACATGGACTAAATATTGTAAAAGAAGGTGATGAACAGTCTACTAGGAGAATAGATGATTTACAGGTTTTACTTGGGCCTTTGCCATTAACCCTAGTGAATAAACAAACATACTTTGAAAGTACTAATTTTCCTACTAATT